CACGGAGAATCCCAGTGACTTATTTTTCTGCAGTCATATATCTTATTAAGAAATTTTATTTTCTCAAAATCTCTTCTAAAGTAAACCATTTCACATTTAGCAAATTGTTTTAGATGCACCATTTCATGTGCGAGTGTCATGAGAAGAAATCTTTTGGTAGGACTGTGTGTTGATATTTGAATTACAAATTCTCTAGGTCGAACATAATCATCTACCCAAGAACAATTTCCGAGCTCATGAGAATTTTTCAACAGATCAGAAACAAGTTGAATTTCAAGTGAGATATTTCTTTGTAAGGTGGGTGATAAGTTTAGAAGATCAGCGTAGAAGTTTGTGGCTTCTCTTAACATGGCTTTCTTTTCTTTATCAAGTTTGCCCGTAATTCTGATCTGCATCATCACTCCTCAATAAGCATTCTCGAATGCTTTCTCTTACGTGAATAGGTAGTTTGATCTTTTTCCACTTTTTGCTTATAGGGTGTGTTGTTATTATACAACTCTAACGCCCTACGCTTGACACGAGGAATCTTTATATGTAAAGTTTCTTTTTTCATCTTAGTAGAAGAAGGGGCTGACCCAATATTTATAATACTAGGTCAGCTCTATCACTTTCAATTTAAAATCAATATCAAAAATTTCTGCGTTAAAATAGCCGCGAGGATTTGTAATTATATTAGTTTCGCCACAAAAATAATCCAAATCTTCATGTGTATGCCCATGGATCCAATGAATGATTTGGGGATTATCCAGTATCAAATTTTCTAGGTTTGAGACATATGCACCATTCATCATCTTTGTATGGAAATCATTTCCTTTATACTTGGGATGAATTGATCCGTAAGTAGGTCCGTGGTGAGTAAACACAATTACATTATCTTTACCCGCAACTTCTCTCGCTATAAAGTCACGTTGCACACAATGATAATATAGAGCATCTTCTGGAGAAAACTTTTCATCTTTGTGCTGAATAAGATAGAAATCAGACATCATGTTCTTTATTGAAAATAAAGTCATAGGATCCGCATTGTTGAAATCTGTCCACAATGTGGTTCCCACAAAATGTACATCTTCAATTAACTCAGAAATTCTATCCGATACAGTTATTTTCTTATCCCATCCATAATGTTCAAAATATTTTTGAATTGTTGGAATCAGCTGTGAGTATTCTGAGTAATAATACTCATGATTACCAGGAATATAAAAAACCTTCTTGAATCGTCTAGCAACGTTCCTCCAAAAGTGATCCGTTGCTCCTTGATCTGCACTCTTCAGCAAAAATTCAGAGTCAGCTGTGCTATAAGATCTGTGTACAGAAATATCTCCTGCTAAAATCAAGACGTCGATATCTGAATCGTCTATGCCTTCTGGTAGAAGGGGCACGCAGCCGCCAAACTCCAGGTGAATGTCGCTTCCAAATGCAATTTTCATTTTTATATACTACAATGTAGAGTAAATTAAATCAAGCGGTTAATAGATTTTCTTTAAATATTCTAACTGATTGAGATTTAAAGAATTTTTTGACCAGATCTCGCCATTCAGAGGTATTTTCCACAAATAATTGTGGGTTATCATTTTCTACAGCTATAAGAATGACAACTTGTGGAACATCACACATATAATAATCCTCGACCATGATTGCATAGCAAACTGTCTGAATTATATAGTTTATAATATGATTTTTTAGTTTAGGTTTTGATGCTGTTTTAAAATCTAAAATGGATAAAACACCATTCCATTTGCAAAGATTATCAACTCTGCCTGCCGTCTGAAGTTCATCAGAAAACATAGCAAATTCCAATCCGTGAACCACATCAACATTGGTTTCCAAAATTGGTTTCAATGTATTGAACATTGATAGAGTTATAGGATTTGATTCTTTTTTGTAATCTAAACCAAGCAAAAAATTTTCACAAATTTTGTGTACGCCATCACCCCTACGAGCAGCTATCCCTGCAACTCGTTTTGCTTGTTCTTCACCCAGTCGCTCTTTCCAATCTCTCAATCCCTTAGAGTTTTCAGAAAGTATTCCAAGAATAACAGAAAAATATTTGTTTCCTTGGGGTGTTACATAAACCCTTTTATCATTTATATATTCTGTACTTAATTCTGGGAATTGCCATAGATCTAATTCTATCATAATATAATTCCAGCATCAATCGTAGTTTAATTCTTCCTTCGTTACAATATATTCTTTCACAATACCACTTCTAACAATATCATCTTGAGTAAATTCAATTGTTGAGAATGAATGCATTGTTCTAAGAATATGCATGAAGTCATGAATACCATCTCTGTCAGAAGATTTTATCAAGTCGCTTTGTCTAAAATCTCCGCAAAATAATATTCTACAATTGTCACCCATACGAGTAATCACTGAATCACATTCATGAAATGTGAAATTTTGAACTTCATCAGCAATTATAATTGAATCACGAATTGTAACACCCCTAATAAATGATGTAGGAACAAAATTTATAACTCGTTTATTCCTAAAAATATCATATGCATCTCCTCTATTAAACAATTCAGAAAAAATAGCATAATAAGGAGACTCATATGCTTTAGATTTTTCTTTTTGATTCCCAGGAAGGAATCCAATGTCTCTTGTTGGAACGATGCTTCTAACTACAATTATATTTTCATATAAATTTGTTTCTAGTAGGTCCTTTAATGCTAGGTATAATGAGATAAAAGTCTTACCTGTTCCCGCTGTCCCGTGTAAAAGTAAATGTTGCCCTTTTCTATATTCTTCAAAAGTTTTTTGTTGATTATAGGTTAATGGGTTAATTCTTTGTAATGCGAGCTTCGGTTTAGGTATTGATTGGTGACTCTCTACTCGTTCCTCCTCTTGTCTAGCTATTCTTTTTTCTCTTCTTGTTAGTCTCTTTTTTTCAGCAGACATTAGAACCCCTTTTGTTAGAATGTGTTGATATTACTACCTCTATGTTTTCTTTTGATTTCCTTTAAAACATCTCTAAATGCATTATCAGGCTTAGCATTTACTCCGCGCACAATCAATGGCGTTGAATAATGTCTAAGTTCAATCAACGGGTTCTCAGAAAGAAATTTTTCACAAGAAGAAATGGACATAATTTCAGTCCATTCCTCCTTTGTTTCTGTGTTATGGAAGACGTATGTAGGCATTAATCGTGTTCTTCCAAATCTACCAAGTCTTTAATATTACGACTTCTAATCGCATTTTTAAGTTTCTTGTTTCGTCTACGTTCGTGGTGATCCTTGAAATCTCCTCGATTGTTATCATCCTCATCTCGATATTCTCGAAAATTGCGATAACTCTGTTTAGACTTGCTCATTTTTTTCCTCTACAGTTTCAGTTGGTATTAACTCTCCAAACGCCTTATTAACAAGGAAAGGCGTTATCCCTTTTGGAAGCTTCTTATCTTTAACCATTTCAAGAAGCTTAGCCTCAGCTGGCGGCAATGATTCCAACAGCTGAATAAAAAGATGTTCGCGGCGAGACTGATTTAAATTTGGATTGCCACCTTCTAAGAAAAGGTATAAGCGGCGTGCTTCAGAATATAATAGGGTATCATTTTCTAAAGCAGAAATAGATTTGTATGGAACTTTACCTTTAGGCAAAAGCCATTTTGCATCGGGGTGTAATGCAAAAACTAACACTGTTCGTAGCGCAGAAGAATCATTTTCTTGAAGGATTCTAATCTTCTCATTAATTGATTTTTCAGTTGAAACTTCTTCTAATATAGTAGATATCATTTTTTTCATTTTTAAAAATCACCAACACATTCCATTAGGTTCTTTAATCTGTTTTTAATAAAGTAATTCATCAAACCCATTCTAGCAGGTTTTTCATGTCCTTTATATATTTCCATTGTTTGATTATATATCGATACTGGAGATTCTGCAAGATCAATTAATGTTTTATTTCTAATATAATTTCTTTTTAGTTCTTCAGTTGTACAATATTCATCAACTTCTTGATTCAGCCATTCTTTTAGCTTAACTTCGCGAATAGGTTTTTGTCTTATTTTCATAACCAAACAATTGTCAGGAGAGAAAATGTTGGGAACACCGTCACCCACATCACCTCGAATTATATGTTCTTTCAAAGCTTTAATCGGATCATCTACTTTGATCCAACGCTTGAAAATAGGATCAAATTGCGAAACATTTGAATATGTTTGCAACTGAGCAAAATCTTTATCACCTGAAATAATTAGAAGAGGCTCGCCATAATTCATTCCTGTATCATTGCCAAAAGCTTTAACTAAGCTAGCAATAACATCATCGGCTTCAGCACCAGGAATTTTAATTACAGGATAAGGANNAGATTCCACACGCATGTTTTCTCTATTCTTTTTGTAGAAAGGGAAAAAGGTTTTTCTCCAAGAATTGGGACCATCAAAAGCCAACACAAGTTCACCATATTGCGCTTTGAATTTGGTTCTATAAGAACGAATAGAATTTAAAATCATGTGTCGCAATACACTTTCATTCAATTCTATTCCACCACTTCTATCACCTATTTGAACCATAAGGTTTGCCGTCATAACCTGGCTCATATCAATTATAATCATAATAAATCCTTATTGAACGCTTCCGCGGTCCCACCAATCTAAAAATTTGGACATAAAATATAAAATAGCACCGATAAAAGTAGATATAGAAAGATATCCAACATATTCAGTAGGTGAAAATATAATTCCAACAAAAGAACCTACCATCATAAGCCATCCCAATAGGTACATGGCTTTATGTCGTTTATACGATAGCTCTACCTTGACAACTGTTTCTTCTTTTGACATTAGATTTGATTATTTGCTTGAGGAGTTGATTCGCTTGTTTCGATATCATCAATAGTCGGCAATTGAATTTGAAAACTCTTATCAGCCAATTCTTGCAATTCATGATCCAATCCATATATTCTACACAATGCAGAGCGTATTGATTCAATAATCAAAGCAGAATCTTTCAGGTATTCTGTTTTTTCTAAGTCAAATCCTTCACGGAATAAAAGCTCACTTATGATCGGAACAATCTCATAAACTGCAATTTCAATTCGTTCTTTTCTTACTGATTGGATATTTAAATACATCTCCTCAAATGATTGAGGTGGCGAATCTTTTTTTGTTTTTGGGAAGTGAACTATATTGTTTGTCATTTAATAGCTCTTAAGAGGATTACATCGTTATTTATGCGTCCTGTAACGAGTTGTTCTTTAGTTTTCAACTCATCCATCAATTTTCGTAAAATAAGTTTACCACCAGACAAAACTTTATCTAGAGTCTCTTTAGGTTTTCTAAGAGACTTGCTAACAGAATTCTTTTCATCAAAATTTACAATTGATGTTCCCTTTACAGATAGGCCAACAGGACCCAATGCATCAAATCTTGTTAACTTTTTATATTTTACATTATACATCCACAATTGCTGAGCCCCTACAATATTAGCAGGGTCAATGCTAACCAATTTCAATTCTGAAAATTGCTTCATATATTTGACAGCACCTACTACCTTATGAATAGGTTTCTCTTTCTTTTTTCGTACAACTCTTTTGGTTGTAGAGTTTGAGGAATAACGTTTGCTATCATCTATCAAGGATGTGAAATATTCAACAAGCTTCTTATATTGCTTGTTAGAAAGATATGAATATGCTTCCGTAACCTGCTCATCACTTCCCTCCTTTGCCTCTAGCAATTCACTCAGCCTTGCAGAATAAAATTCTGTAATCCGACTGCAATATTGCTTCTTTATTTGATTTTTTGTGAGGAAGGTATACAGACTAAATGTTACAGGTTTATTACCTTTAATAAAAGCATGCTGTTCATCGAAAATTTCTTCCAATTCTCCAATGATTGCATTCGCCTTGGCAATCATTTTTTCTTGAATAGACACAACCTCTGTAGAAGATGCTACTTCAACTTTTTCTTCTTTAGAAGATTTAGAAATTATTGTCTGTAGAAATTTTTCAAGCTTTTCAATTACAGCTTGATCTAAATTCACACCATTAATATACAGTTTAGCTATAGAACCATAAGCCATGGGAAAATGTTCTTCATGAACATGTGATAGAAGCTTATACAGAGATTTTTCTTTCTTTGCAAACTCTAAACACCATTTCTTGGCATCTGTTTTGGAATGAAAATGATTATACCAATTGAAACACTTGATTAGTTCAACACTATCAAGTGTTAGCGGCACATCAAACCGCTTGGGTTCGGTTCCCAAGTACTTGAAATCTACATTAGTTAACTTAGCCATTATTTAATCTCAATTACTGTATAATCATTTTATCATCTATATTAAATAATGTCAAT